GGAACCACCACCGCCAGTGTTTTCAAGCCATTGATTGTACGAAACGCCGTTATCTTCCCATGGCGGAACTACTCCTGTCGGCAAGCCTCCGCCTCTACCTCCGTTCCCTGACCACTGCTGCCACCATTCTTTTCGTTCATCACCGGTGTAGACAATAGGATCAATCTTTGCGACGATAAGAGTGGTGAGCCTACCGGTCTTGTCGTTGATACCTTCTGATTTAAGATAATCTGTGACAATAGTTGCAAGGTCAACGGTTTCCCCTCTCGTCTGAGCAAGTGGGGTGATCTTCGAAACGTACGAGTCTAGCAGGGCAGCCATCCCTGAAGTATTTCCAAGATCATTCTTGTTCGCTACAAACTTTGTGGAGAACCATTCGTCACCTCTGGTTTCTGCCTCGCTGTATAGCCAGCTAACCACTGGAGAGCCCATGCCCATGCCAATCAGAGCTCTCTCTGTTTCTCTGCTGATGAGCAACTGACCTGTACCGTCGGTGGAAACCTTAGGCAATCCGATGACTTGACCGCTATAGGTTTCGATATCTTCGATATCGTCTCTAGTGAGTCTAACCGTTGATGTTCCGATCATAAACTCAACGTAATCATTGGAGTCCATCGTTCCTGCTGCACCAGCACCAAAGCTGCTCTCTCCTCCAGGGACAGGGATGAAGAAGATGCTGGTTTCTCCAGCTCCATCTACCTTAAGCTTCTGCTTTTGCACATAAACAATTTCTTGTCCTTTTCCAGTAGTTGTGTACGCCATGTATCTCGTGTCCGTTTTAACAACTGCAACGCTTCTTGGCGTGAATCTGTATGCGCCGATAGCTGGGACGAACTCGTAAGCAAATACAAGGTTGGGGTCTTCGTCGACCATTCTGGTTGCCTCAGATTCGACTGCATACTGCATAACCTGGCCAACAGTGACTCCTCCGATAGTTGGATCAATTGCGCCGAGCAGATCATTTGGGTCTACCCCGTTGCCCTGAAGCCATCTGCCAACGGTTCTATATAACGCGTCGTTAGATCGCCACGCATCCTCGCTTCCGGACAAGAGTGTTGCTAGCGCCGTGATCATGTTCATCTTATCGTACGTTGGATAGGTGCTCGACAATTCGTCGATAATGGACTTTACAGTTCCATCGCCAGTACCAATTCCGAAGTTTCCATTGGCGTAATCATATACTCTGTCGGCAGCAGTCATCTCGTCGTATGTTGGATTCTCTGAGATTACCCCGATCTGATCGGCGTATTTCTTTAGTGCTGCTGTCGTTGCATATGGATCAGATGTCCCAGCGAGTCCGACGGACCCTCCGGATCTAGCGATGTCGTCTTGGAAAGCTTGCGTAGCGCCTCTGCCGAGTGCCTGGAACCCGCCGAGAGATGCCGCGTAGCCTAGCTCGTTAGCAAATTCCAGCAGGTCCTTAGCTTCTGCCGGGTATAGGGCAGCAAGTCGCTTTACCTCCTGGCTATACACCGATGCCGATTCCAGGATTCGATCAATCTCTTCCTGTCCATAATTGCCAGCAACGGCAGCGTCATAAATAAGTTGGTAAAGTGTTGTGGTTCTATCCTGGTTTAGTGCATCCATAAGAGTATTTAGCCAGGTACCTCCATCTTTGATCGGACCCTTGAGCAGATCAATCGTGCTCTGAGCCTTGATGCGCTTGTCAAAGATTGGAGCCAAGTAGGTCTGTAGGCCCTGCGCCAAGGCCATTGTCTCGTCCTTGATCCCGTCGTTTACGCCCTTGATGCGTGCGTTGGCAGCATCAATCTCTCCGGCCTTGATATACTTGGATCGTGCATTGAGCAGGTTCTGGTAAAGTTGGCTGTCTGTGGTAATGCCGGCAGCACGCGCTCTCTCGAGCTCCTTGTCGTAAAACGCAACTAGGTCGTTGGCGGTCTTAGTCCCCTCATCGTACTCTCGTCCCAACTGTCCTGCTGTTGAGTTCAGAGAAGCGGTGAAGAGTGTCAGGCGGATTCTGCTTCTATCTGTATCTGTAAGGGAAGGGTTGTTCGCCAAGTTCGTCATAAGCGTCTCGAACTGCGGAAGGGTCAACGTACCAGAGCCAGTCCCTCCGAAGAGCGAGAAGTCAATGCTCGTACCATTCTGGAATGAGTTGGAAAGGAGCGTCTCTTGATCGCCGAGTGCGGCAATGCGGAACTCTTCTGCTCGCTGCGTGAGGCTGTTATAGCCAAGGTTGTCCCCAGACTGGCGGGCAAGGTTGGCCTGGTCAAGGTACCACTGGTAGACCGAGTTGGCCGTGGCTGACGTGGTCGTGCCACCAGAAGAGAACGTGTTCGTAGAAACGCCACCGCGCATGTTATTGCGGTACGAGCGAATCATCGTGTCCTCCTGATCGTTGCGCTCCTCCCGAAGGAGTGCATAGATCAGGGAACTAAGGTTCTGACTACCGGCTGTAGATCTACCGAATCGTCCTTGACGTGCCATTTATTGTCCTCCACCAAGTGCAGCCAGTAGCTCAGGCGGCAACTGTTCTGCTGATACTTCACCTTGTGCTGCGTTCGGCATAGCCGAGCCAGCCTGCTGTGCGTTGCCAGGCATCATCTCTGGCGGTAGGCCACCCATCTCGCCGCCGTTCATCATCGGCATGCCACCAGGTGCGCCCTGCTGTCGATAGGCGTTCATCGCGCTCTCCTGCTGCGCTGCGATTTGCTGCTGCGCCTGCATCTGCTGTTCCTGCATCTGCTGCATCTGGATGCCCTGAGCCTGCAGCTGCTGGAAGAGAGCCATGAGGTTGCCCATGGTCATGACCGCAGCTGGGTTCAGCGTGGCGTCTGTCTGCTCGTCTCGGATCAGGTCCTTCTCGCCTTCTGGGTCCTCTACGCCAACGCGATCCATTGCGCGTTCCGCAGACCAGATGCGGCCCTGAACAAGGTTGAGAGCAGTCTGTGCAAGTTCGAGCGTATCTCGTGGGGTAAGCTCTGGCGGTACGATCTCAAGGCGGTACTCTGCCTGAAGGATCTCCGCGACCTGTGGGTCCATCGTCTCCCACATGCGGGCAGAAACTTCCCATACTCTCTTGATCCAGGAGTAGAGAAGCTTGCGCTTAGGAGCGATGCGCTGCTCATAGTTCGCAACCAGCGAAGCGATTGCGCGGCTGGAGCCGAGCACGCTTGACGGAGCCAAGCCAAGGAGCAGGTCGTTGAGGCCGGTGACGACTGCAATCTCGCGGTCGATGCGGCGGTTGTAGTCTTCGATCTGGAACTGTGGGATGAACGGCTGGATGGCACGCAGTTCGTTGCCAGGTCCAGGCGTAGCAACGCGACCCGGCTTCGGGATAGCGTTGGCTGGGACTTCGTCTGGGGCGTCGCCTCCAACGAGCTGCCACATCTGACCGCCGACAATCGACTGGATCATCTGTGCTTGAGCAGTGATTCGCTCGTCCTTCTCTCGGAGAAGCTGCTCTACGTCAAAGAGTTCTGATCGACCGTATGGGCTGCCTGGGACAATGCTGTTCCGGAGCACAACGTACGGAAGTTCGCCAGCGAGTTCTGGGTGCTTGCTCTCGGAGACAACGGTGTTGCCAACGATGAGCGCGTTCATGACGAGAGGCGGCTGCCCTGGCTTCTGTGGTACCTTGTACCAGTAGTCAAGGACAGTGATCTTCATCTCGTCGTAGGCGGTGTTGATCTTGTTTGGCTGGCGCTGGTACTCCTTCGTATACAGGTTACCGAGCGGATCGCCGTGGCTGGCGTAGGTTGTGTACGGCCACCACTTGCTGCCATCGCGGACAGGGACGACGTCAATGCCGAAGTCCTCTTCGACAGCCTGCGGGCTGAGCCCGTAGGTGTAGATCGCCCAGTCAACGCGGTTGTAGTTCGAGTCGCCGAAGCCCATGTACAGGTTCTCTGGCGTGTCAATGATCTTGAGGCTCGGGATGCCGCGCTTGTTGTCCCACGAGATCTTGGCAGCAGTGTGGCCATAGAGGCACTTGTAGAGGCATGCCTCCTCAAGGCGTACATCGAACTCGTTCCCCTCAGCCCAGGCAAAGAAAAGCCGCTCTCGACGAGCGGCAGATGCGCGACCTTCCTTGCTGAGGTCGGTGGCTACGTAGTTAATGACAGGCTGGATAGCCTGGATGGAAGACGGGATATTGACGTAAGCAGGGTGGACGTTGACAGAGACGTGTGCCTTGCCAGCCGTACGAGCGCTTGGGTCCTCTGCCCAGTGGTCAGCTCCGCCAAGGGTGGCGGTCTGTGGGTAGTAGAAGTGGTCATGTCGGCGGAACTGCGCACGGAGACGAGCCATCTCTGGCTCCTGCATCTGCTTGCGAGTGTAAGCTTCTGAGATAATAGCGTACTGCGGGTCAGCGTTGGGATCAATACCACGCATCTGAAGAGACGTTTCAGCCAGGCTTACTGACCGTCTCGCCTCTTCCGGTAGGGTTACCTTACGCTTTGCCATTAATCAGAACCTCCAAAGTATAGGAATGTTGGATTATCTACTGCGTTGCTGCCGTTCCTTAGAGCGTGTCGTAGCGCTACGGCAAGCGCCATGACCGCGTCCTGTTCGAGCTTCTTATCGTCTAGCTTGTAGGAGAGCAACTGTCTCCGAAGTCGAAGCCATACCCCAGTCTTGGGGAATATCAGGCGACGCTTGTCCAGTGCTGCCCGTAGGTCAGAGAGAATGTCGAGCTTCTTCGCCTTAGTACCACCGAAGTCGTACCCACGGAGCGGCCTGATCACACTGAACTCTTCCTTGAAGAGCTTTCCACCGAAGCCAGTTTCGTCCACGATGGTCAAGCATGAGGAGTCCTGATTGAACAGGAGATGATTCTCACGGACCATGTTGACGACTGCTTGAATGGTCTGCTTACCAGACCTTGCCCTAGCCCGTACCCCAGTGATCCTATTTGGTTCTGTGTAGTCCAGGACGATTGCCCAGGTGGAGTCTGAGGCGATCCCAGGGTCTACTCCCTGTACGTACCGTCTACGTACCTTTGGCTTATCCTCTTCCGGCAGGTCTACGAAACATGCTTCTACTGCCTCAGAAGAGAAGTAGGAATCTTTAGCCTCAATGAAGTAGCCATCAATGTTCTGTGCAATCAGATAATCAGCTTGTTGGCGGATGATAGCGTCGAACGTGTCAGGTGTCAATCCGTAACCTACATTATCCCTAGTCGACAGGCGGAAGGAGAAGATTTGGGGATCCCTATCGACCCTAGCTGGGTTGCCCATGTCCCATAGGTCGGCGTAGTCGTTGATGCCCTCAGTAGGGGTGCCGATGAAGTGGAGCTGCCCGCCCGTGGACAGACGCCGGAGGTTGAGTACCTCCTGATAAATCTGCATTAGGTGAGGCTCGAAGGCTGCCTCATCGAATGAGATCCCGTTCATGTCCTTACCGAGGAGGGCTTTCGCCTTATCCTGCGTGGTCCGGAAGTGAACGTTTGCTCCGCCCACGAGCGGGTGGAACTGGAGCCAAAGGTACTCGCCACGGTATTTCTTGGTGTGCTCTACTACCCTGCCGATCTCGGAGATTAGAGGGCAGCCTCGGCCTCTCTGTGCCGGATGGCCGCCCTCTAGGATCATTGAGATCTCACGGTGCACAAGTTCTGCAGTCTCCTGCTGGATGCCTACGTGGTACCACTCGTAGGGAGTGGTCTGCCACCGCATGGCGTCCTTCTCGGTTCCGTCTGGCGGTTGGACTCCGAGCTTGTAGAATGCGCTATGGAAGACAGCCACTGCCATGCCAAGCGTCTTGCCGGCACGGTTGCCAGCAGAGCAGACAGTGGTCAGGTACTGAGGGCGCCAGCCAGACTCGTCTCTGGCAGCGATACCCTCTACCCATGCCCTCTGCCCGGCATGGAGTTCGATCCCCAGCCAACGCTTGGCGAAGAAGACAGGGTCGTTCCGACCCGCAGCCAGGTCTCTGGCCGCATCGCTAGTTACCTTCACTTCTTCTTTGCTGTCTTAGTCCTGGCGACGACAAGCTTCCCTGCCTTCTCCTTCACGGACATCCCTGCGCGTTCGGTCTGAGCCTTGAGGGATCTGTACTTCTGGGCCACGGTCATCTTCTTCGTCTTAGCCATTCTTCTTTCCTTTGTTTCTGGCGCTGATCGCAGCAGCCTTCTTCTTGGCGTCGGCCTTGCTGCTAGCTCCCCATGCCTGTAGGCTAAGGAGCAGGCGAGTAGGACGGCCCTTCTCGTCTCGCTCCGGCCCCGGCATGTTCCCCATACGGGCCAAGAAAGAAGCACGTCGAGGGTTGTCGCCAGCCTTGACAGGCGGCTTAAGCTTGCCGCCTTTGTATGAGGCTCGACCCTTGGCGTTCAGGCCGCCCTTAGGGTCTTTACCTTCCTTGCGTGTCCAGGCTGGTGACTTAGGCATTATCGGTCGCCCCTCATGCCTCGTACGCCAATTCTGATCATACCGCCTCCACGTCTAAAAATCTCAGGGATTCTGCCGTTGTACCCAGAAATCCGAAGATTTGCTGGTACTCCATTCCCAAAAGGTGTTCTGAACGGTGTTTGGATCTTAGCTCCATTGAGTGGGCTAATGGTGTTCTGTCTTACCTGGCGGACAACTGGCAACTTGACTCCAGTTACCCTAGCTCCAGCCATTCCTGCACCGGTCGATCGACCCGTCCAATATGCCTGCTCAATTGCTTGTTCTGTC